GTGGCGGCAACAGCTCCAAGCTGGGTGCCTGTTGAATTACCTGAAGCTGTTAATGCGCCATCTAATTGAATAGTTCCTCTAACAACTTTATCGGATGATTGGCTTTTACTTATGCTAAATGGCGCTAAGCCTCCAACTTCACCTAATATTGAATAATCAAATAATCTTGACTTCATAAAATATGCAATATTTCCTACTCCAGCATCTGGAACAGTAGTTACAATTAATTCATTTCCAATTGAAGCACCTAATAAAGCATCTGGTTTATTTGATCCGGCTTCATAAAATCCATCAATTTGAAGCGAACTATCTTTAAGTCCACCCAATTTCTCTCTAAATCCATTACTGTTAATTGTAGTTGCGTCTAGCTCTTCAGCGTTTATTTCTAGGTTAACAGAAGTAGTATGATCGCTTAAATCATAACCACCTGAAAAAACTTTTCCATCATTAAATACAAATTTTGCCATTTATTTCTCCCACGCTTCATTTACATCAGGAGTGCTCTTATCGTCTTTAATAAAAGTTCCATCTTTTTTTCTTGCACGCTTTCTTTTAATTGTAGTAGGTTTTATATGGCCACCTTTAATTAATGATTTTGCAACTTTTTCATCATCAATAGTTATAGTATCACCTTTAATTTTACCCATAACTTTTTTATTACCAATTATTTTATATTTCATTAATTACCTCCGCAACAACCTGCGCCGCAACAACCATCCATTAGCTTGATCCTTTCGTGTAAACTTCTATAGACAAATTGGCACCAATTCCATCAATACCATTTAGATTAAAATCCGCGCTGTAGTTACTTACATTAACAACTCTAGCATCTGTATTAGCAAGACCTAAAGTTCTATTGTTATATATTATTTGCCTAATACTCGAACTGCCACTACCTGTAACAAAAGCATCTAATTTATCCTGCGCTGTTCTTGCATCAGATCGCTGTACAGCAATTAAAACATCGAATGTGTAAAGATCAGTTCCACGTTGCATTGCTAAATCGAATTCAATATTTGTTGGTATAAACATTGCTACTGGAAAATTAATTGCGTTGTCAGGTATTACATCATAACAACGAAGGCCGTTTATGCCACCTATTGTTGTTTTAAGACCATCTCTTATTTCTGACATTGTTGCCATTTAAGCAACTCCTAAAACTGTACCCTTACGAAACGGCGCAATCATTCTGGTAATTTCTCTATTTTGTTGTATATTAACAACGCCAAAATCTCCTACACCTGCAACACCTAAAGGCGCATTTCGCATAGCAAATAGTTCACTTGCTAACATTAACGTAGCTTGTCTAATTTGTTCAGGCACTGCTGCATAACCCCATTTAGCTGTAATTTCAGCTCGCGGTCTATTACTTGAAGTATCTAGGGGCCATTCATTTGATCCATCGCTTATCAATTCAACTATGTAATAAGGATTTCCTGTTATGCCTCCAACAATTCCATTGATAGGCAAAACTTGATATTCACTTGATGAAACAGTTACCTCATACGTTCCATCATCATCATCGTCATATTTAACTACAAGTCCTGTAGTTGTAGAAATGTCATCAACTCTTAATCGATAAACATCTTCTGTAAAAAATTTCCTAGCTGATGCCGATCCGTCTGCGTAAAAATATCTGCCACAAAAAGCGTCTATTTGTCTTGAAGCTGCATTAACAGCATCATCTAAAAGATCATCGTCCCCGCTATCATCTGACGGGATTCCAACAAAAGCTTTTAATTCATTTTGTGTACAGTAGCCATTAGTAATTGCCATAGGTTATTTACCCTTTTTCTTTCGGCCCTTACCTTTGCCACCTTTCATTTTTTTACCGTAACCAACACCTTTAGGCATAATTACTTCTTTTCTACTTTTTTTTCGGCTTTAGGTTTAGCATCAGCTTTTTCAACTTTGCCACCTGCTGCTTTAATAGCTTTTTTAACTTCTTCAGCACGTTTAGCCTTTCCGTATAATTCGTAGCCCTTGAGCTCTTCCTTTAACGCTTTTATTAAATTTTTATTTGACATAATTTTTTCTTTCTTTATATGGTTAGAGGTATCAATTGCTTGACACCTCCGACCATTAATCTAACTAAAAGGACGGTGTAACCAGTCCTGTTCCGTTAATCATTGTAGTTCCTGCTGGGTATCTTCCAGAAGCGAATGCGTTATATCCGTAAACAACCATTTTAGTTGTAAGTGATCCTGCATTTGTTTCTTCAAACTTAAGCTGGAATAAACCATCTTCGAAAAGAATATGATCATCTGCTTTAACAATGAGAATTATATCTTCATCATTACCAGATCCTGCATCTGTTTGAATGTTTGCATCTGTGATAACTGGCAGCCCTAAAAGGTTACCAACAACGTTTCCGTATTTTGCTGCTTCACCAACACCGATTGGATTATCTGGGTTGTTTCCTGCTGGGACAACTAACGGCCTATTTGAGCTGTCAAGTCCTGCAGTTATGAAACCCCATCGTCTTGGGTGCATAATGATTGCAGTAGCTGGAGCAAATCTGTTAGCGTTAACTTTTTGAATTGCATCAGCCAATTTAGGATAAAACTCAGCAACAGTTGGACTTGCGTCTGTGTATGTTGTTGTGTTTATTCCTGAAACTGATTTTATTCCTAACGGTTGTCCAGAACTTCCGGATCCGTTAATCATAAGATTATCAAGTTTTGTATAGTATGCTGCGACTAAGTCTTGGAAAATAATGTTTTCCATGCTAAATCCAGGTTGTCCGCCACGCTCAAGAGCTTGTCTTGAAACGTCTTGCTGACCTGCAACAGTATCAACATTAACTGTTAATAGTGTATCATCCATATTAGTTTCTGATACAGCTGAGTTTTGTGTTGCTTGTTCTGCTGCTGTTGATCCAGTAGTTATTCTGGATACTTCCATTTTCATACCAAATGCTGGAAGAGGTTTTTTAGGTACAGCGTTATAAACTGCTGCGCCAGCTCTTGCAATTGGTGCATACTCATTTACTAGAAATTGAGGAACTACGAGGCCTGAAAAGGCTCCTGTTCCGACATCTCTATAAGATTCATGATCTTGATGTTGATTAAGTCTTTCTTGCGCTTTGAAGTCGCCGGATCTAGCTGCCCAAGCATCAGAAATGAAGGAATGATTTCCATCTTTTCGATATAGGTCAGGCTCGTTGATCTCTACAACAGCTTCTTTTTCGCCTAAGTCTTCATCTTCAACATTAAGTTCTGATCTACTTTCTTTAACTGCTTTGAGTGTTTCGGCTGCATCTCTAGCTTCACCTATTTTTACATTAAGCTCTTTTACTTCTGTATGCAATTCATTTGATCTTGCAAATTTGCTGTCAAATGTTTCTCCTGCATCCATTTCATCAAGCTCAACTACTAGTGAATCTAATTCAGCAACTTTTGCATCTCTAGCTTCAATTAATTTTTTCATAGCTTCCTTATGTTTATTATCTTTTACTTCTGCGTAGAGTGTGTTCTTAAGTGTGATTTCGGCACTAAACACGGCTTCACGTCTTAGCGAATGCCATCTCTTTCAAGTTTCATTTTTAACAATTCAACTTTAGGATTACTTCGCTTTTTATCAACGTTATTACTTTCAGTAACTTCATTAATAAAACCTTCTAAAATTTCTTTTGCTTTTTCACCGCTTCTTGCTTCAACTAGCTCTTTATGTAGGTTTTCTAATTCAACCCCTCTAAGCTTAGCACCAGCCCAAGGATTAGCAGGATAAGTAACAACGCTTACATCAAATAACCTTGCTTCGTTTACTTCTCTGTTTTCTCCTTGATTATCAAAATTATCTTTGATTGCTGCAAATGCAAAAGACATTTCATTTAAATCTCCTCGCTTCATAGCGCTTGCTACTTCAGCTACTGTAGGATTAGTTGGATCTAATTCAGCTCTAACAAATAATCCATAATCATCTTCTTCTAATTTTAAAGTTCCTGATGAAGTTCTAGCCAATGGAATTCCATCATGATTAACTAAAAATCTTACATCATCTTGCTCTTGTAAAGTTTTCTTAAATGCTCCAGGTTTAATAGTTTCGTTATATAAACCTTTGCTATCTCTTACTCCGTATGGTTTATCGAATACAGAGGCATAACCAGTAAATAATAACGTATTTTTATCATTATCATTTCTTTCTTCAACTGCTGCAAATGTAAAACTTCTATTTTCAGTTTGTCTTTCCATGCTATTTATATTAGTAATAGTTTTTTGCTTTTCAATTGTTTGTGACATTGCAACAGCTCGATCGAATACATCAATATGTTGTCCACTCATTTTTTCCTCTTTCTTTGTATATCTTGGGTGTTCTTTTGGAAGTAAATCATTGTCTGATAAATATTTAGGATTTTTTGGTTTATCATTTTTTAATAAATAACTAAATGCTTTTAATCTAGCTAATCCCCATGCTTGTCTGCTAACTCCAGGTCTATGCGAAGAACTAAACGCCCCAAAACCTCTTCTAACAACAGCTTTCGCAGAAGATGCTTTTAATTTTCTCCAGGACGCCATTCCAGCTACTTCTTCATTATGTTCTTTAACTCTGTTTTTAATAGCTGTTTCAGTACTTTCACTAAATTTAATGCCACCTTTTTTACCGCTTGCCGATCCTTTTTTATTTTTGCCGCTGCCTTTAACTTGATCTTTTTTAGGAGCAGGTGTTGCGCTATCGTTTCTGGGCTCTAATTTACCTTCTTTAACAAGCTGCGCTATTTTTCTATCAGCCCAATCTGCTGCTTGCATGGGATTAGTCCAAGGGTTAGATCCCCAGAGTAAGAATGCTACGTCAGAATAACGCCAAGTGTCAGGATCATTAGGACTAGTTTTTTCGCGATCAAGGTCAACTATATGTCGTTTATGCCAAGCAGCTATACGAACTATTTTTGAAATTGATATAGGCTCACCCGCAGCCATAGATCTTGCTTCGCGTTTTGTTTTATCTGTTAATCCAGGTCCAGCTTTTCTAATATTCTCTAAACCTCGTTGAGCATTTTTTTTCATAAACTCTGCAGGTTTTCTATCTACTTCTCTTAACTCAACTTCATTATTTTTGGACTTCATTTCAGCTTCAGCTATATTTAAAGCTGTTATTTGATCCATTGCAGATTTATGAGTTTTATGACAGCCCATTAATTTATTGTCTGAATCTTTAACAACTGCGTGGCCTCCAACTTGATCTTTACCAGATTCGCCGCTTTCTTTTGGGCAATCAGCATGGTTATGAATAATTGAATATGGCATTATTCTTGATTAAGATTATTTGTTGGATCATGCTCATCTGTTCCTTGCGCTGGAAGTGTAGGATCGATTAAAGCTCCCTGTAAGCCTATATAAAACTTGTCGCCGCCTTCGTAAGGCTCGAGTTCCATTTTAGCTCTTGCTTCATTCGGAGTCATAACTCCTGAACTTATCGCAACTTGAAATGATCTTACACGGCTTAATTGATCGCCTCTAGCATATTCGTCAGTGTCAAGTCTGACAAATTGTTTTCCAGGCAGCAATGACGAAAGACCGTCTTCTATTCTTCTAATCCAGGGCAAAAGTGTATGGCGAATAAACGCTAAGCCATTACTTTCAATATTTGAATATACGTTTGATCCGTCTTTTGACAATAATAAATGAGCAGGTATTCTAAATACTCTTGCTATTTCGTGAACTATTTGATCTCTAGCTCCAATCAATTCCGACCCAGCTTCAGCACTAATTGCTTTCCATTTTAAACCGCCTGTTAAAACAGCAGGTTTTCTATTTCGATTATGGTTGCCTATCCATGTTTCTTTTAATGCTTTAGCTTGCTCAGCTGTTAAATCTCTATCTGTTTCTAATACAGAGCTAGGAGTTCCACCTTGTCCATAAAATTGCGCAATATGTCTTTCCATTGCCAAAGCAAGGCCATAAGTATTTGAATTAGTTCTAAGCGGGCTTACACCAATTAATTGTCCTGGATAGCTATACCAAATTAAATGAAGCATATTATCTGCAGTTATTTTACGATCATAACCTTTACCCTTAGCTGTTTGCAAGTAATAGCACTTACGGCCATCACTCATTTCAACTTTTACTTTTTCAGGGTGTATAGGTGTTAATTGTATTGGTCTGCCTTGTCTATCTTTATCAACAAGTATAAAAGCATTTCCGTGCATAGCCATCGAAGTTATTGTTTGATGCAACAATGAAAACATTGAAAGATCAAGACCTATATTAGGTTTTTCTAAAAACTTTGGTTTGTCTGTAAATATTGTTTTTTGCCCTTCATATCGTAAAGTTTTAACTGGTAATAAAGCAATACTATCAGCTATTAACGATATAGCGCTAAAAACTGTTGATATACCTAAAGCAGAATTTTCGTTAACTTCTTCGCCGGTATAATTATAAAGGCCGCCTTCTCTTAAGGCTAAAATGTCGGATAAATTTCCGAGAGCTGCGTCTCTGTTTTCTTTTTTATTAAATAAACTCATCTACTAATTAAATAACTTCCTACAATTAAAAATGCTCCCGCTACGACATAAGCAAGGCTTACATTAAAAGTATATACACCATAAATTATAAGGCTAGCTCCTGCTACTTCTACTATAGTTGTTATTACGCCAATCATAAGTTTATAATAGCAACTTCTGGATTATCGTCTTTAGGTATTGGAGCAGTAATTCTATCGAGCATCATAACCATTGCTATAGAACTATCAATTTTTCTTTTTGATCTACCTTTACTTAAACGCCAACCCATATCAGTAACTTTTTGTGCAGCGCTTAAAACTTGATCTGTAAATTCAGGATCGCCTTCATGTATTACTTTATTATTAGCTATCATTTCATAAGCGTTGCCACAAGCTGGAATCATTCTTGAATGCGTTTGAGGAAAGTTAACCATATTAATTCCTCTGTCTAATAAAACCTGCGCTGTACGTTCCATAAATGCTGGATCGTAGGCAACTTCTATTAATTTATATTTAGTAGCTAATTCAACAATAAAAGCTTCTATTTCTTGTACATCTAAATAATTCTCACCTTGAGGATGCCATATTTGTGATTTAACTCTTACAACTCCGTTTTCATTTTTTTGGCCATAGGTAACTGCGCACGTATCATGACGTAAAGCCATATCAATTCCTACAAATGTTTCTGCACCTTGAAGAAGATCCATATCTTTATTTTCGCAGCTGTCCCATTGCTCTGCACTAATCCAGCTTTGCTCTTCAATTCTTGTCCATTGATTCAAATGATACCTTTGAAATTCATTAACTGGAAGTGATTTAAAACGTCTTCGCAAATTTTCAATAGGCCACCAATCATTTTCAATTGCTGGGTTTACTTTTTTCCATATTTCTTCATCCTTAGGGTTATCTGTATCTTTAGCTCCATACCATTTAAAATAAAATTCTGGATCTTCTGCTTTGCCAGCTTCTTTCATCATACCTCTTTGATATAATCTCCCCATCAAACTATCTAGATCATGGCCAGCTGTAGATATATTAACAACTATGCCATCTCGTCTTTTAGCTGTATTGTTTGCTAAAACATAATGAACTCTTTCTAAGTTAATATTGTTAAATTCATGTACCTCATCAAATATGCTGCAACTATTTCTACCTCCATCAGCAGTACCGGCCTTAGCTGCTATTCTGTACGCTCTACCACTTCCGTTTTTAACTTGTATTTCGTTTTGAAATGTTTCAACCATATTATTTAATATTGGACTTTCTTCACACATAGTTTTCATAGTTCCAAAAACTAGATTAGCTTGCTCATAACTAGCAGCAGCTACAGCAACTAAAGGTGACGTAACTCCTGATCCAAGTAATTCATATAATCCTAATCCAGAAATCAAAGCAGATTTTCCATTTCCTTTTGGCAAACCGATCATAGCTTCTCTATATTTTCTATGGCCATTATCGTTTAATTCATACATTTCATAAATAATCTTTTTTTGCCAATCATCTAGTTTAAACGGCATTCCATAAAAGTCACCTTCGCCATGCACACAAAAACCTTCAATAAATTTAACTACTCGATCTCCTGTAGTTTCTGGTAAAGTAATCATTCTTCCTCTTCACATTCGTGACAAATTATTTTGCTTTCGTCTTTATTGTAAAATATTTTATAACATTGTTCACACATCAATATATATTCAATGTTGTCCATTATTCTTCTTCTAGTTGCTTTAACCTCGGATCAGCTATTTCTTTATTATCTTCTTGCAGCAATTGTTGTAATTGTTGAAAACCCATTTGAGCTTCGCCAAAAGCAATTCCCAAGCGTTGACGAGCAAGAGGGGTTAACCCGAGTTCTTGCTCAAGCCTTAATATTTTTTCTTCAAGTTTTAGTGTTAATTGTATAAGCGGATTTATAACAGCTTGCCCTTTTGATCCTTCAGCTAATAAACCAGCATTACCTTGTCTGGCAATTGTTCTATTAGCTCTTTCAGCTTCATCATAATATTGAAACAATCTATAAAATGCAGGAAGATCCACTACCTGTGCTGTTGAAGCCAATTCACTATCCCAATACGCTTTCCAATATCTAATAGTCTTTGTTGTCCATCTTGAGTTAGGTTTAGGTATAGGCATATTACGACCACCATTAAGCATAGTTAAATTATTGTCCCTATGACCAACTAAATTTGTTTTGTCTTTTGGTAATGGCCCACGAGGCATTATATATAACTCCAGATTAATTTATTACTTGTAACGTAATAATAATAACATATAACAGCTAGCAAAAAACAAACAACGTAAAAAAAAATTATATGTATAACAAAACTCTATATATGAGCACGAAAAAGGTCGCCAAGCATGCTTCGGC